GCATGTCGGTGAAATCTCTCAGACCGTTTTGCTTCTTGAACTTTTCGTACTCTGAGAAAATATGTTGGAAATGGTAGGACGTAACGTCAAGATCCATTTGGTTGTAAGCCCACATAGGTCCGTGTTCCGTGGTCCGGGCTAAGTCAATCGCTCGCATAATCGGATGGTTACTGCGGAAGGTAAGAAAGCCCTCGTCTTCAACAGCCGTCAGGCTTTCTGTAAGGTTCACGCCGACAATGCTGCTGAACTCTTTCAGGTGCGTTTCCTTCAGAACTTCTGCCCCGGTGATACCCAGCAGTTGAAAGGCTAACGAGTGGAGAGTGCGGAAGAAAACGAAGTCCTTATCCGGGTTTAAATTAAACCGTGCGACGGCGCGATCCCGTGCCTCGTGAGCTGCTTTTCTAGTGAAGGCAAAGTAGCCTATTTTATTGGGCGGGATGCCGTCCGACAGCAGCTCTTCGACGTGGTTAAGGAGAGTGGTGGTCTTACCCGTTCCAGGTGGTCCAAAATATCTAAACATTTTTCTTCGCCAATACTGCGTCGAGGTCGTAGCCTAATTCTGCAAGCAAGCGTTCGACTTTGTAAATTGAGAGTTGTCTCGGTTCGAGGGTGTTTTCGTAATCGGCAATGGTGCGCTGGCTAATTCGAGTTCTCTTCGACAAGTCCCGCTGAGTTAATCCAGCCTCGGATCGCAGCTCTCGAAGCAGAACCGACCAGTGGTTTTGTGAATGCGACTTTGGTCCGAAGGTCACGTCCACCGATTCAAGCCGCCTGAAATAATGCTTCGCGCACAAGAAGGTCTTGTCTATTTCAATTGCTGCCTTGTTGTGGCAGAAATCACAAGTTCTATTTTTAGACATTAGAAGGGGATATCCTCATCGCCATCGAATTTCGAGGGGAACTCTTCTTCGATAGGTTCAAACGCGGGAATGGACCAGCACCGGATAGGTCTTCCATTAATACTGAGCTGCTCCGATAAGCCGTCGATATCACGCAGCCTTTGGGCAATCTTGTTGGACCGGTATTCGGTAAACTTTTGTCGTTTTAAAAAGGCTTCTAAATCTTTTAACCGGAAGTAGGTGCGGCTGTTGGTTTCATTGGTCCAGGGTCGCCGGAGAAGTATCTCTTCTCTGTCCAGCGCAGCTTGCATGTGGGTCGTGAACTCTTCGAGCAGCTCGTAGAACTGGCCGCGTATAGAGGTGTCTTCCGAGGTGTGGATAATCGCGCCTTCTGTCTCGACCATTGTCGAGAGGAGCGTGTTCATCTGCGCTTCCCAAGCCTGTCGTGTAATCGTGCGAGGCATCTGGTTAATCTGTTCCATACACAGTATCTGGAACTTTGGTTGCCGCTGAAGAGCTTCCGTATCTAATTCAACGGGACTTCCGTTAACGTCCAGAAACCAGAGGGGGGGTTCAGAATCATACTTTCTGAGATTAGCGATCCTCGGAGTGTTAACATCACCACCAACACCGTAGCGACGGCTACGACACAAGTCGCGATTGCAAAAATTACAGATGGGCTGATCGGCGCATTTATATTGGTAGTCTTTCTTGCGTATTTGCTCCGCGACGACATTAACCTCCTTGAGATCAAGAGGCGGGTCGAGTACAGCCTGGTTGTATTCCAGTATTTTTGTTTCCCAAGCATTTGGAAATGCCTTTCTTAAATAGACGCCCAGATTAAATAAGCCGTTGTTTCTGGTGCCTTCTGGGAAGCCCTGGCGCAATAAAATCTGGAGACACGGGGGACCGTTTTTGATGCGCTCGTCTACTTCCACAGCCTCTTTTTCAAGGAGCGCCTCCAACTCTTGTGGAGTGATGGCTGCGGCTTCCGCCATTTCCACAAATTCTTCTAAGGTCGCAGCCGTGCCATCTAGCTTAAAGGCATAGCGCAATCCGTCCTCGTGGTTGAAATAAGGAAGGTTCAGGAAGTTTCCTGTGTCGCCACGTTCGAGCACAAGCTGGATTTGTTTTGGAAAAAGCTCGGTGCCAGACGCACAACCGATTTCACTGGCTAGTTCTTTAAGTTTGTTTTGAAGTGTCTCGGCTGGGACGGCTTCTTTAAGAAAGAGATAAACATGACCACCACCGGATTTGCTCCGGCAGACTACGAGAGGAAGTTTTTGACGGTGGATGGTTTGGACAATGGCAGCGTGGTCAAGGGGATAGATGTCCACGTCAATCGCGCCCCAGAAACAGGCGTTGGATTCATTTATAGGAACAATTCCAACACCTTGTTCACCACTAAGGTGTTTCTCAAAGGTAGCCAGGCTGCGTTTCCCACGAACGAGCCTGGCTTTTCCTTTGCGTTTGCCGCTTGCTTCCTTACCCGTGAGGTCGAAGGTGCCGTAAGCAGCTTCCAACCCACGGAAAAGCAACGCGAAGCGTCTGATAAGTTCCTTGTTCATAGCGTACAAAGGGGGCAACGCCCCTCAAACTAGAAGGGAACGTTGTCAGATTCGGTGGCATCTTCCTCGCGGCTATGCTGGACGTTTATTTGCCCGGCACTAATAGATTCCGCGAACAATCGAGCCTCCTGATAGAGCGCAAGATCTTCAATCAAACAATCCTTGGAAATTTCCCACCCATGCCAAGATCCATTCTTGTTCTCTTCTGGCGTACTTCTCAGTATCCAGATGTGGGCAAACCGCGCAGGAGTGAACAACGTGCCCTTGGCGTCCTTCATTTTTAAGGATTTTAAGGCGGAGTTCCATTGCTTCGATTTCTTGAACTGAGTCGCTTTCATAGAGATGAGAGCCTGTTGCGTGAAACCATTTTCATCGATCACCAGAACATAATGCTGTGCAGTGCGTTCCAGGTATCTACCGTTTCCATCGACAATATAATCCTTATTGTCTTCGCCTCTCTGGGTCTGCGGGATATCGTCTCCGGCTCCATAAATCTTGTGTGGTGCTCCAGAGCCGGTGCCACGAGGCTCCCACTCGATGTACTGCAACTGATAGGCGCAGTTAACTACCCGTATTCCAGTTTTCCCTGGTACGGCTTCCTTGGTGACGCTGTTGAAGATATCGCCAGCGCGAACGTCTAGGTCGTCCAGTTCCGGGGACATCTTCTGCAACACTTTTTGAAATGGAATTGCGAGATCCTCAGTCGTGAGATCCTGTACTCCCATCCCTGCATCCGCCATGAATGTGTCGGCATTTATAATTGCAAGGGACTTTGCTTTCCCGTTGCGCTGCTTCTTGGTGACTGCGGCTTTCCTCTTAACTTTAGCTGTTCGTTTTGTAGCCATCTTATTTACCTCTCTTGATGCTTGCTCGTTGAGATATGAATGCGCCAAATAAATCAAGCGGGATGGCGTGACCCGCTTCCACCTTTTCTCTAAGCCATGCTTTTAAGGTCATGGGTTCGATTTTCTCTATCTGTTGGGGAGTGAAGCCTTGATTTCCACACACAAGCATAAAGGCTTCTGCGTCCTGGTCTTCACCCTTTCCAAAAGTAACCGTTATATTGTTTTTGATGATGTCGCCGTCGCCATGTTCACGAAGCCAGTCATAAGCCTCATCCCTGCGGTCCTTTGGGATGCTCGCCGCATAAATAGGCTTGACAGAGATTTCGCTGCCATCCTTCAGAGTAAACTTTTGAAGATTTAACTCTTCGAGGGCCTCGGGAAGCAACTCGTCCGTCACCTTATAGAGAGCTTTTTTGAAGTGTTTTGCTTCTTCTTCCGTTCGATCCAGGTCTTCTTGAAGTCGAGCGGCTTCGCTGGCGAGGCGAGCAACCTTGTCCAGCTTGCTGTCGTCCAGTTTGTCAAGCTGGTCGGAATTGGCGCTTGAATCCTGCGCCATCTGGTCTAAAATGTCTGTCACGTTTTTCTCCTTCCATTGTTCGTTGTTCGATGCTCGGCGGTTGACTTAACCGTCAAGATTGTTATATAAAACATTGTCGGACAATGCAAGACAGCAAATACATTTTCTTTTCAGCCCCTTATGACCATCAGCGCGAAGCCTTCGAGGCAAGCGCGGACGCGCAGAGTTTTGCGCTGCTGCTCGACATGGGCACCGGAAAAACGAAAGTGACACTCGACACGGTAGGCTACTTGTTTGAGAAATCGTCTGTTGAACTTGTTCTCGTGGTCGCACCGAAAGGGGTAATTCCAAATTGGGTCCCTGAGATCGAAGCGCATTTACCCCCTCGTATTGAACGGGAAGTAGTCCTTTGGAATCCAAGCCTGAGTAAGAAGCGTCGCGACGAGTTAAACGAGCTGTATACAAAAAGCAGTAAGCTAAAATTTCTTTTGATGAACGTTGAAGCGTTCAGTACCAAGAAGGGTACGGACGTTGCAGAACTGTTCGTGAACCGATTTAAAACTTTTATGGTAATTGACGAAAGCACCACTATTAAAAATAGAAGGGCCAAACGAACGAAGGCACTATGTGCCGTGGGCCGTGGTGCGGTATACAGGCGCATCCTGACAGGTTCACCGGTCACTCGTTCCCCGCTCGACCTGTTTTCGCAGATGGCTTTCCTCGACCCTAAAATACTGGGCTTCTCTTCTTATTATGCGTTCCAAGGCCGGTACAGCATCGTGAGCCGTAGGACCATGGGAGCGCACAGCTTTAATCAGGTGGTTGGTTTCCGGAGACTGGAGGAGCTGGCCGACAAACTTTCAGCGCACTCTTATCGAGTGAAGAAAGAAGACTGCCTGGATCTTCCCGACAAGGTGTACACGAAGAGGGAGATCGCACTTACCCCGGAACAGAAACGTGCCTACGACCAAATGAAAAAGCTGGCTCTGGCTCGACTGGACAGCGGGGAGTTATCTACTACGAAAAACGTACTCACGCAGATCATGCGCCTTCAGCAAATTTGTTGTGGAAATCTGACCGACGACGATGGTGCAATACACGAGCTGCCGTCAAACCGGATCAAGGAGCTGTTGGATTTGTGTGAGGAAGTTCAAGGTAAGGCTATCATATGGGCGACATGGACCATGGACATTCGCTCGATAGCTGATGCCTTGCGTGACCGCTATGGCGTACAAGCGGTTGCAACGCTCCATGGGGAAACACCTGATTCTGACCGCCAGCAGATCGTGGAGAATTTCCAGGATCGGCAATCGGAATTATGTTTCCTCGTGGGGCACCCTAAAACAGGAGGCTACGGGCTAACGCTGACAGCAGCAAGCACCGTTATCTATTACAGCAATAGCTATGACCTGGAGCTGAGAGTGCAGAGCGAGGACCGCGCTCACCGTATCGGTCAGACAAACAAGGTCACCTATGTGGATCTGATTGTGCCCGGTACGATTGACGAAAAAATTGTCAAGTCTCTTCGTGCAAAGATTAACGTGGCGGATCAGATACTTGGCGAGGACGCAAGAGACTGGTTACTCTAAGGCTTTCCAAACCCTTCCATCACAAACTCGTGCTCGCTTCCGGTTTTTAATAATCGGTTCGACGTAGCTCACGTGTACCCAGCCTGATTTAGGCTCGCCTTCCTTATAGTACTCCAGAATTAACTGGTCGAAGATCAGGTTCTCCATGATCCAATGAGCCAGGACTTTGTTGTCGATCCATGGCACCTCAAAGTCAACGGCTTGACCCGTAATGTGTTGAGAATTGGAATTTGACCCGATTGCATTGTTGAGGGCGAGGCAGCGGTATCCGCTGGAAGGCTGGATGGGAACGCGGTAATTGGTACGAACAGCCTGTAAGACGTTTTTGCAAAGCGT